GCCGTCATGACCGAGCCGGACTTGCGCGAGAATCGCAAGGCGCTTCAGTTCCTTGCCAGCCGCGCCGCGATGGTGGTTCCAAACTTCATCAAGCAACCGCTCCGCGAATCAGACACGCAGTTCCGCGACCGCGCGGACGGATTCATGCAGTCTCTCATGTATGAAGTCGCCCCCATCGGCCAGAAGCCCGCGAAGGTCGATCCATACGGCGAGAAACTCACGAAACCCGGCGTTGCCCCGCTCCGCCCGCTCGACCCGACGGACATTGGTTCCGACAAGGTGAACCCCTTCGACCGCGTGCTCCTGAAGTGGAGCGACAAGCATCCTGACAAGGCGTGGTTCCCATCGCCGATCATGAAGGGCGAATTCAAGCACGCTCGCACGGGTGCCGTGGTGGAGATGAATCAAGCGCAACTCACCGAGTTCCGCGACATCGCCGGAAAGCGCGTCACCGCCATGCTCAAGCGCGCGGCGATCAACATGGAGAATCCAACCGAACTCGACCTGAAGAAAATCAAGGAAGCGCACACGGACGCAAGGTCCGAAGCGAAGAAGCTGGTTGCATTCAAATACTCACGCTAAAATCCCAACGAAACATAAAGACCATGGAAACATTTGACGAGGTAAAAGCAAGAAACGCAGCAGAGTTTGCCGCCAAGCTGGCCGAAAACGCGGCGGAGTTTGCCGCGGCTTTGGCGCAAAACGCCACCAAATTCGAAACGGAGGAATCCGAGAACGCCACGGAATTCCAGACGAGGAAATCCGATGATTCCGCCGAATTCGAAACGGCGAAATCCGATGATTCCGCCGAATTCGAAACGGCGAAATCCGATGATTCCGCCGAATTCGAAACGGCGAAATCCGATGATTCCGCCGAATTCGAAACGGCGAAATCCGATGATTCCACCAAATTCGAAACGGAGGAATCCGAGAACGCCACGGAATACCAGACGCGGAGGTCCGAGGATGTCACGGACTTTGAAACGGATAAAACCGGGGATGCCGACAAATTCGAAACGGAGGAATCCGAGAACGCCACGGAATACCAGACGCGGAGGTCCGAGGATGTCACGGACTTTGCGACGACACAGTCAAGCGACGTTAGCTCATTCATGATTAAAAAAACCGATGACTCCAACTGGTTCACCAGGAAGGCGGCCAACACCCTCTTGGCCATCGCCGCCGCCATCATCCGGATTGAAGCGCTCCGCCGTTCAAGCAGAAGCAAAAGCAAATAATCCCAACGAAACATAAAGACCATGATCCAAGACCAAATCGAACGCATCCTAACCCCGCAGGAGGGCGAGGAGCCTATTCATGACGATGGGGTTTCTCGCGTAATGCCCTTTCCGACCTCCTATGAACTCACCCGCGACCAAGAAGAGGAGTTGGTGAATCACGCCATGACCCGCTTGGAGCAGTTGGAGAAGGAAACCGGGCGCGACGTGTGCTCTGGCGAGTGGTGGGGGCAGGACGCGCAGGGCGTGGACACCCAAGACTTCGAGGGCAAGGGCAGCCGCCAGCAAACATGGATGGGCAAACGCCACCTCTACGACCTCACCTATAAGAACGAGGTCGGTTGGAGAAGCTACCTGCTGGGAGGGATCTTCGCGGAATCAAATCTTGTCGTGCCGGCCGCGCGGCGGATCTGTCGGCAAATGATCGCGCGCGCCGTGAATTACTTCTTCGGCACCGATCCGTGGTTCGCCATTTACCCGGTCGGCGCGCTCGACCGCGACCGCGCCGACAAGGCCGATCGTTACATCCGCTGGAAGATGGATCAGGCGAAGCTCAAGCGCAGCCAAGAGCAAGGCATCGAGCGGGCGTTCATCATTGGCGAGGCGGTGATGAAAACCTCATGGGCGAACCGGGCGCAGATTTACAAGACCCGCGCCGCCGTGCTGGTGGATGAAATGGGCGCGGACATCCTTGGTGCCGATGGGGATTACATCCTTGAGGATGATCCGTGGATTGCCGAGGCCGCCCCTGACCCAGCCACTGGTGAAATGATTCCTTCCGGAATGATCGTTCTCAAGCGCGACGGCGTGACGCCGCAACCGCCGACGATGCAGTTTGTTCAAAAACTCATCACCCGCCGCATCACCCACTACAAAGGACCGGAGGCGAAGGTGGTCAATTTCATGGACTTCCTCTGTCCGCTCGAAGCGGAGAGTCTCCAGCAGGCGGATTGCGTGGTTCACCTCTACGACCGCCCGCTGATGGACCTGGCCGATGAATGGAAGAAATCCATCGAAGCAGGCGCGAGCGCGGAGGAAAAGGCCGACGCCACCCGCAAGGCGGTTGACCTGCTCCGTACGCTGGCCGCCTCATCGTCGCAATCGAAGAGCAACCAGAATTCCGGGAACGTGGACAGCGCCACCGAATACGGGCGCGCCGACGAGCAGTCACAACCGATCGTCGAGATTGCCGAGTTCCACCTTCGCTACGATTGCGACGGTGACGGCATCTTGGAGGATGTCATGCTTTTGGTGGACCGCCGCAGCCGCGCGCCGATCTTCTACGACTACGAGGCGAACATCACCGCCGATGGACTCCGCCCGTTCGTGGTGATCCGCGTGAATGAAGTCCCTGGGCGCTGGTATGGCATTGGCGCGATGGAGATGTTCAGCACCTCGCAGCGGATTGTTGACCTCCTTGTGAACCGCTGGAATTTCAGCAACTCGAAGTCCGCCCGCGTGGATTTCTGGAATCCGCACAACACGATTGAAGGGCGGGCGAACCAGAACCTTGAATTGAACTGGGGCGGCACCTACACCCCGGCGCCGGGAAAAACCGCCAAGGATTGCCTTGAGAGCGTCTATCTGGAAAACCAGACAGGCGATCAGGTGCGAGAGTTGTCCGAGTTCTTCATGCAGCTCATGACCAACGAAAGCGGCGTGTCGAATTCCAATGACGCGGAACTTGCAGGCTTGGAGTCGGGGAAACTCGCCACTGGCATCAGAAACATCGAGAAGTCCGGCCAAGAGTTGTTCTCCCTCCACCTCGGACACTTGGAGCCCGGCGTGAGCGAAACCCTTGGGAAAATGGTCAAGCTGATGATGAGTCGCCTAGACCCCACGGAAACCCACCGCTATTTCGAGGATGGCGAAGGCGGCGAAGGCGCGGGAGAATTCCGCGAGATCAACGCGGGGGACATTTCAAACATCGAGCTGGATACTCGGATTCTGCTCACCCGTTATCGCGGGGAACAAATCCTTGAGAGCAGCATCCGCGCTTGGGAGATCGTTGAGAAGTATTACGCCCAACCGTCCATCGACGTGCAGATGCGCACGCAGAACATGGCGATTGATATTCTCAAGGCACTCCAGATCCCGAACGCCGACCGCGTGATTGAACCGCTGCCATTGCAGGCCATGCCGACCGCCCCCGTCGCGCCCGGTGCTGCCGCCGCCGTTGCTCCGAAACCCCGTCAATCCACCCCGAACCTATGAGAGACGACCAGAAAACCGAAATGATGCGTGCCGCGAACTCCATGGTTGCGGATATCGAATTCCTTGCCACCCGCGAGGAGTTCGTCCGATTCATGGATTCCTTCAAATCCCGAGCCGATGGATTGGCAGAAGAAATCCTTCACGCCGACATGACGGCGGAAGAGCGCGAAGCCAAGCGGCAGTTCCGCATGGGAATCATGGAAGTCTTGCGCTGGCCATCAGACACCAAGCGGTCTTGCATGAGGCTCTTGAATCAGAGCTAGAGCTTGGCCCCGTTGCCAGCGTCCCACACGGCGACGGCGGGGGAGTCCTTGGCATAAGGCCACCACACCTGCGGCTCGTGGATGAAATCGGTTCCAGTCTCCTCGGTTGTTGATGGGTCGGTAGCAAAATAGACTTGGCAAGTCGCATCGCCGCTTTCGAGCCGCAGAATGTATTGGCAGATAGGTGCCGCGTATGCGCTCCAATCGTAGCCGTAGCCGTCGTCATAGATATTGGTCCCCCCGAAATATGGCACCGGGTAGTAATCGGCCCAAGACATTTCAATCTCCAGATAGAACTTGTTAGTTGCAGCGAAAAGCCCATCCGCCGGATCGAGTTTGACGACCGCCACTCTATCCCCGCGCTGCACTTTCGCGAAGACTCCAAAGCCAATGTTAGGCGTCCCCCACCATTGCGAATTGCCAGACTGGGTGCCATTAACGTCATCCTGCTCGAAGGAGAAAGCATCGACATGATCTGGATCATTCCACGCGGCGCGCCAGATGCCAAACTCACTGGTCGCGATGTCGCTGTAATAGCCGCCGATACCGGAGGGGTATGTCGCTCCGTTGTAATCGTCGCCGCCGAGCTTGCAATAACCGCGCTGCTGATAGGTTGACGCGCTTACATCAAGCCGCCGGTTTGTTGGTGCGGCGGTAG